GCGTTGCCGAACTCGACGATGTCGCACGTCACGCTCGACTCGCCGGCCTCGCTGCTCTGGGCATGCAGGTGCATGCCCTCCTTGGAGAACGAGAAGTCGACGCCCTTGCTCGACTCGCTAGTGGTGATCGCCGCGGCACGCGTCGCGTCGGCCAGCACCGTACGGCTCACGCTCGTCGGCTTGGCTTCGGTCTTCGGGAACACGTCCCGCCACCGTGGGAACCGGCCCTCGACCAGCCTGGCCGTCACCACGGTCGACCCGATGGTGCACACCAGCGTGTTCGTGCTGGCCTCGAGCTCGACGAGCTCCTCGCCGCCGGCCTCCTTGGCAATCTCGGCCAGCATCTTGGCCACCCGCTGCGGGATCAGCGTCTCGGAGTCGTCCACGGCCAGGTCGTGCTCGGCCTCGGCCATGGTCAACCGCCGGCCGTCGGTGGCCACAAACGAGACCGTGTCGCCCTTCACCTCGACCATCACGCCACCCAAAGCGTAACGGCTGCTCTTCAGGTCGCAGGCGTCCACCACGGCACGCACCAAGCCGGCGAACTGGTCTGCCGGTAGCTTGATCCGGTTCTTGGCACCGTCCGCCGTCATGGTCAGAAACTCCAGCGGGTCTTCCGTGGGCAGCGTCCACGACCCACGCATTGTGGACAGCACGCAGCTGCTGTCCTTCGGCGTAATGGTGATCTCATCGTCCCGGCACTCGGCCAGGATCGACCACACCCGCCCAAGCGGCAGCAGCAGGGCCGGGCCGTCAAACGGCACAGCGGCCGTCACCTGCACCTCGAGGTCCGTGCCGACGACCTGGCCGCCAGAGATCAGCACGTTTCGCAGAATCGGCTTCGGAGTGCGGTCAGTCACCGCGCTTTTCACAGTCGATAATGCCGCCTTCAGTTCCGCGACGTTCAACACGATGCCACCGCGATTTTTCGTAGTCGTACCCATGATGTGCAAAATCCTTTCGCTTAAGGGAAACGCCCACGGCGATGCCGAGGGCAAACGTCAATCCGTTGACCAGAACACCCGTTGCCAGAAAAACCATGTGTTCGATCGTCATGCGTTCACCTTGATCCCCCGCACCGCGTGCGGCTTGCGGCTGATCCAGCCCTTTTTCTCCAAGGCGTCAAGGTGCTGCGTCACGCCGTGCGGCGATTTGATCGACAACGCCTTGGCGATCTCCCGCACGGTTGGCGAATAGAGCTCGATGTTCGCCACGATGAACTCGTAGACTTCCTGCTGCCTCGCCGTGAGCGGGGTCTTCTCTGCGGTCGTCATCTGCTGCTCCTGCGTCATGGTGTCACCTCATCCAACAATTTCGTGGCCGTCTCCTGGCACAACGAGTCGCCCTGGGCCAGGTCGAACGTGTGCGGGTAGTGCTTGAGCAGCCGCCGGGCCTCTTGCCGGACGACCGCAGGGATGCCCTTGAGACCGTCCGGTACGTACGGGCTCGATAGCCGCACAAGGAACGCACGCGTCCAGACGATCGCGGCAGTGCGCTCGGATGGCATAGTCATGTGGTGACCTCCTTGCCTTGGCCGGCATTGGCTGCCAAGGCCTTATCAAGCCTTTTTTGCGACGATGCCGACCTATTGGCCCGTCGGGCCTCTTCGGCCTTTTCGCACACGCCCAGAAGCTGGAGGAGCATGTTTAGTCGCCGAGATGTTCGTCGAAACTCCTCGCGGACTTCCTCAGACGTTGGAAGAGATTCCTCAATCGTCATGGCGTGACCTCCTGTCGTAGTTGCTCGACCATCTTCCGCCGCGTGTACTCAAAGTCGTCGGCGTCCTTGCCCTTGAATCCCTCGGCCGGTGGCTTGTCGTCTGGGCCGCGGTAGCCGCCGGCCGGCCGCTGGTCCCTCGGGTTGTCGAACTGGCCGCCCAACACCTTGTCGACGAAGCCTGGAGCCAACAGCTGCGGAAGCGTTACCGGGTCGCGGAAGTAGCGGCACCTCGGCAGGGCGTCGATGGCCGCCAGGGCCTTCTCGAACCAGCCCTCCTCGGCCAGCCGGTCGGCCACCTTGTCCGGCGGCGCCGGTAGCTTCCACGGCCGGCCAGTGCCGGTAGCCCAAGCCTTCCGTAGCGTCTCCCAGCCCGCCGGTTCCTCCTGCGAAAGCGCAGCGCTCCCGTGGGAAGAAGAAGAATTTCTATCTCTTCTATCTCTTCTATCTGGTGCGCCGGAGCGCACGGGTGCGTGCGCTTGAGCGCACGCGGTAGTGCGCCCACGCGCACCAGAGGCCCGAGAGGCGTGCAAAGCCCGTGATTTTGCGGCCTGCGAGAACCGACGCTCCCATCCGGGGATCGCCACAGTTCCGTTCTCCGCGTCAATCACCAACCAGCCGACTTCCTGGACCGCCAACCAGAACGCCTCGTCGCCGCCACAGATCCGGCCCAGGAGCCGGACTGACATCCGGGCGGTGCCGTCTGCACTGTTCAGCGAGGCCCAGCCCCAGAGCATGAGGAGCCGCCCGACGACCTGGTCGACCGGCAAACCGGTCGAGTCGACGATCTCGAGCACCTCGGGCTTCTGGGGCAGGCAAACGTCGTAGGGAACCCACTCACCGGCCATCCGTGGCCTCCGTGGCTCCAAAGACGCGAGCGATCGACCCCTCGTGGGCCTTCTTGTCGATCTCGCAGGCGATGCACCTGCGATTCATCTGACGAGCCACCAGCGCCGTAGTCCCCCCACCAGAAAACGGCTCAAAGATCAGATCGTTTACGTTTGTAAAAATGTCGATCAGCTTCTCGACACCGTCTGCACTCTGCTGCCATTCGTGTGCGTCTTTCTCGACCTTCTCTCCCTCAATCACGTCGATGAAATAGCGTTCGTGAGCCTGCACTTTTTGGCCGGCCGGCACGTTCTGAAACACAAGGATCGGCTTGTATTTCGTGTTCACCCTTCTCGGGTGAATTGTCGGCATGACGGTCTGCATGAATACGATCTGCCAGTAGAACGACAGGTGCTCCCCCATCCTCGCCATGCACTGATCCAGGTGCAGCTTGCCGCTGTAGGCAATGCACAATCCGTGAGGCTTAAGAATTCGTGCCGCCACCTCAGAGAGCTGCGACCAGCAGCCGATGAATTCGTGAGGGTACGGCGGATCGGTGATAATGATGTCTACGCTGCCATCCGGTATGTCCTTAGCAATCTCCACAAAATCACCAAGCCGCACCTCGACCAGCTCGTCCTTTGCCGTCTTCACCTTTCGCGCGGCCTTTTCGTTCCGCAGTTCGCGAATGGCCGCCTTTACTGACGTGCATGAATCGCCTTCATTGGTCAGCTTCTTCCAGACGGCCGCCGCGTCCTCGTCAGACAGGCCGTATGCCTTGCCTGCCTTCTTGCCTGCCTCATAGGTGCCTGGCCGCTTGCCAAGATCAATCACGTCAGCCATCCGCAGTTTCCGCCCCCTGACTGTCTCGCCGTCGCGGATGAACTCGCTTTCCCGCAGCTCGTCTCGCATCAAGCCAAGAAGCGATGTCAGGCGGTCGATCGCCGACGCGTAGGCCCCGGCACGCTCAACGGTGGCGCGGCCCACGCCGAGCTCGTCGGCTACGGCCTGGCAGGTCTTCCCTGAAAAGTCCTCATTTTGAGGACTTTTCTCTGGCCTTCCGTGTGGCATCTTCCGCTGGTTGTATACCTGGCCGATCAGGTCCGCAGCGGCCTCCTTCGACAGGTTCCGCCGGCCAAGCTGATGCCGCAGCATCCAATCAATCACCGCCTGCCTGTTTTCAAACGACATCCGCGTCGTTTTGTATTGAACGCCGAGCCGGTCGCAGATGGCCTTCCTGTTGTGGCCGTCAACCAGCACGTCGTCCTTGCCGTCTCGAGACCATACGACCAGAGGGTCTCGGCATCCTTCGGCCGAGATACTCGCCTCAAGGGCAGCCAGCTCGCCCGGCTTCAGTTTTGGTATGCGGGCCTCAAATTCCTTGTCAATCTTCATATCGCGGCTCCTTGCGTGTTCATCCATTCCGTAACGGTCCCAACAATCACCTCAGTAAATTCATCCTCCGAAAAGCAAATGATCCCGGCGTCGTTGTCCAACGAGATGACACTGATCGGAGGGCCGAATCTGTTTGGCTGCGTTTCAGCGCGAGGATTAAATCTGTCGGAGAAGATGTGTGAAGCGGGGACAACAAGGCAGGCTTGCCGCGAGACAAACGTGGTCTGGCCGCTCGCGTCCGCGATTGGCGACGAATAGCCGACCCAAAATCCAGGCCTTCCGGCTGCGTAGGCCTTGTGCAGTTCGCGGACCTTAGAACTGAATCGCCCGCGACCGTTTTCGTTGTTCTCGAAGACGGCGAACGGCCTGTACGGCACGTTTATCTTTCGATACGGCCACGCGCCGCCCTGCCATTGTGTTTTCCTCTCCAGGTCGAGAACGCCAATCTCTTCTCCGTCGAGTGTGATCCTCGCGTCGATCTTGAACTTTGCGGCGTCACGCTCTGATGTCGGGCGGTTGTTCACAGTCATCTGGAGGTATCGCCCCTGCAGATTGAATCCGACCATGAGTCGCGACGAAAACGCTGCGTAGGCCTTGAACTCCATGTGCTGGGGGGTCTTCATGTCTTCAATGTTCATGCAGTCCTCCATTCCCTCTCGCCCCTACCGCTCGAGCTCGTCACGGTCCTGCCCGTCTCCACGATCCGGCCAGCCTTGGCCAGCTCGTGGATCCGCTTGCCGATCTGGTGCGGCAGCAGCCCACACCGTGCCGCGATGCCACTGGCCCCAGCCGGGCCGTCGAGCAGTGCCGCGAGGATCTGCCGCTGATGCCGTGTCGCCAGCCCGCCGGCCTGTGCTGCCGCCGCGTGCGATGTCGCCGGGTCTGACGACCTGGCGGCTGCGAACAGCGGCAGGGCCTCCTCAATCGGCGGCGTGATGTAGTGCGGTCTGCTCACTTGCCGAGCTCCTTTGCGATGGTGCAGATCACCGACCTGCTCACGCCCAGGCGGATGGCCACCTGCTTGTTCGTGCAGCCCTGCTCCAGCAGCTGCCTGACCCGCTCGCGTGAGACTTTCTTTTCCATTGGCATGTCTGACCTCGTCCGTGTATTTGCCCGGTTACGCCGGGCAGGCGGCTCGGTCACCGGGGAAGGCTTCCCAGCCCGAACTGCGGTGGTCGGTTCGATACTCCCGCGGAACGACCCATGCGGCGGATGCAGACGCCGCTGCGGCCAGGGCGGGCCGGTCCGTCGTTCACTCGTAGCGGATCACCGCGAACCAGCCGCGAGGCCCGCGGGCCACGGCCTGTTCGACGATCCGGTAGCGGCCCCGCTGGGCGTCGCGCCAGAAACAACACGACTCGATCGCCTGCTGCGGCGAGCTCGAGGAGTAACCCACGCCCTCTCGCCGGCCGTTCAGGACGCGGCAGTGAGCGAGCCGCCCGGTGCGGGCGTTTTCCTCGGCCTGCTGCTGGGCCGTCACCATCGTCGTTACCGTGATTACCTGCTCGGCCTTGGCCGACACCGTGCTGAACAACAGCACACAACTCGTCAAAATTGCGAATCTCATTTCGATCCCTCCTTGGAACCAATCGAACCAGGGCACCGTGCCCACTTACCACTCGCCGCCGAAACGGCTTCTCATCCTGTCGCTGTACTCGTCCTCGCGGCCCGCCCTGTAGGCGGCTCTCGCGTTGACATTGCCGGGCTTGATCACCAGCGGTGTGACCGCCGGCCCGTCAAGCACCTTGGCCATGTCGGTCTCGACCATCAGCGGCTCGGCCTGGTCCTCTCGGGCCAGCCGTGCCTTCGCTTCCTCGACCGTCTCGAAATCCTTGCGAAACGTGCTCATGGCTTCTCCTCAGAACGGGATGTCGTCGCTGCCGATGGCAGGCGACGCGGCCTTGACCTTGGCGGCCGGCGTCCGTGCCGGCTTCGCAGCTGGAGCCGACACAGGCCCCGGCAGGTACTTCTTGATCACCGCCGAGACCTTGCCGGCCTTGCTCGTGTAGTGCTCGACCATGGCGATCACCACCTGGCCGATCACCGCGTCGGGCGACACACGCAGCGTGTTGCCATCAGCCTGCAGCCCGAGGGCCTCGGCCAGTTGAGCGCCCATGTAAGGCCGGTGCTTGGGCAGGTCGTGGTAGATGTGCTTGTGGGAGGCGTCGAGCTCCAGCCGCAGCTTCAGGCAGATGCCGTCCGGGTTGGTCTTCTCGTCCGTCTTCCACTGGTTCGGGCCGACCTCGGCCGACACGATCTTCAGCCGGTGCGTACCGACCGGCACGATGTCGTACTCCTCGGGCCGTGTGCCGTGAACGTCCTGCGTCTCGTCCATCGTCCATTCGATGTCCATATCGTCGTTCCTCTCCTGGTTGGGTTTCCGCTTCATCTGGGTCCACGAGTCATGCCACGCCATTGGTCGTCACCTCCGGCTCGATCTGCTGGTGGCGGGCCGCGATCTGCTTGTCGAGTCGCTGCCGTTGCGTCGGCGAGAGCTCGCCGGTCGACACGGCCTCGTCGGCCTCGTCGCCGATGGTGCCCAGCTCCTCGACGGTGGTGGCCGCGTTCACACGCTCCAGCCAGCCGCGTCGAGCAGGCTGCGGTGCAGCGGCCACAGGGGCCGGGAGCCCGTCCGACAGCCACGACGCAAGGTCGCGGCCGAAATCTTCGCCCGGCTTGTCGATCAGCTTGTCCTGGAACTTGCCGGTGCGGTCCTTGATCACGTTGGCGACGTGCTCGGTCGAGATCTCGACCAGCAGGTCGAACTCGTACTCAACGCCCTTGCCCTGCTCGGGGGCCAGGCCGACACGCTGTGGCGTCTTGCGGCCGTTGTTGTCCACGGTCGTCCACTCGGTCTTCGACCGCATCGTGGCGATGACGTGGCCGGGGTAGGTCAGGATCGCCTGCACCAGCCGACGCTGCAGCGGCGTGCCTTCCGACCAGGCCGACCATGTGTTCCCGCGGTACTTGGCCTTGGCCAGCTTCTCGACCTCTTCCAGGAGCGTCTGCCAGCCGTGCGACAGCGAGTCGATCACCAGGACCGGGTAGCCGGCCTTGGCCGCTTCGCCGATCGCAGCCACGTAGCCGTCGATGGTCTGGTCGGCGAGCTCGAGCACGTCGAACGAGAACCGGTCGGCGTACTTGCTGGCCGAGCCACGCTCGGTGTCGATCACTGCCACCGTGCCGCCAGCAGCCAGGCCAGAGGCCACCCGCAGGCTCGTGAACGTCTTGCCAGCCCCGCTTGGTCCGAAGATCGCAGCCCTGAGTTTTGCGGCTGCCTTTGTTGCCTTTGTGAATCCCATTTCCGTGTCCTTTCGTGTTTCGCGAATCTGGAAACCCGCTCCGCATCCTGCTCGGCGGGCAATGCTGTTGCGTCCTTGCTTCTGGCGACTCCGTCGCCGCTCCTTCCGGCCAACGGTTCCACCGCTGGCCGTTCCTGTGCGTTTAGAAGGGCAACACGTTGCCCAGCGGCCACGGCCTCGGGTCGACCTCGACGATGTCGTCGACGGTCTCCAAGAGCACCTTGCCGACGTGATGGCCGATCACCTGGCCGTCGTCGTACGAGCTCTGCGGCCAGCCGTAGAGGCGATAGGTGACGCCGCTGCCGATCGGGAACCGGTCGGCGAGCGAGGGGCTGATGGTGTGTTCGGGCATTGCGGCGACGGCCGCCGCGTACTCGTTTTCGTGTGGGTCCATTGGGTGCCTTTCTCCTGTTTTGGGGGGAGTGTACATGCGATCAGTCTCTTGGCAAGCGTTCGGACGAGAATCGTGTGGGACTAAACTTTGCGTATACGCGACCAACCGTGCCGAGTGTTCCCAAATCGGAATCATTTGGGCAGCACTGTACCGCAATCGGAACCAGTGTCAACTAGCGATGCCTGCGGAAACAATCCGCAGAGCAAGGATCAAAATCTCGATCCAGAAATCAGCGTTCATGGCGTGGCCCTCCTTGGCGTTGCTTGAACTAGATGCGGAGCAGCTGCAGCACGACGAGCGCGGCAGCTTCGGCACCAACCCAATCCTGTGAGTCGTACTTGCGGCCGCGGGTAACCACGCGGTAACTCTTGATCTTGGCGTCGTACTTGCCGTCGACGCGGGTGCCGTGGCAATAAACGTGAACATCTTCGCGGCCAACAAACCGGCACTCGCCAGGCTTCATCCCAGCCAGGCTTCGCAGCACGTCTTTCTTGCTGGCAAGCATTTCCGTGGTCCTCGAGGACGCCGCGAGTCTCAATCGCTCGCACGGCCCAATGGTACCTAAATCGGAACCATTGGCAAGAGTGGATTAGAGAATTTTAGTTTTCGTGGTTTCTGCCGCGAAAACGCAGGGCAGGGGACTCAGCCAGGGCGGAACTTTTCGGCCTTGGGCTTGTGCCGTCCGGTCCCCTTTGCGGTCTTGGCCTTCAGTTTGGCCACCTCGTCGGCCGCAACCATGTAGGAGCCGCCGACCAACTCGAACGAAAGACGGCCGTCCTGGGCCAGTTTGCGGATGTACCGCATCGTGCAGCCGTATTGCTCGGCAGCATCGCGGCAAGACAGCAATTTGCGGCCTTTATCGTCTTTCATGAGAGCGATCATGCACCCAATGGTACCGATGCGGGAACCCAGGTCAAATACGCCACTTGCCAGGCCCGACCTCGAGCTCGTAAGGTTCAGTAGTGAACAAACCGTCCAGCGGAGGGCATGGGGATGCCTGTTCTGTACATTAGTATACTGGCGCTTGGCGGTGCGTGAGCATGGAGCCGGTGTCCTGCATGGGGCAGGGCGTCGGAAAACTGCATGGAGGCACCGCCGCGAAAGGTGCCGTATGACTCTGAAAGAATTGCTGAACGACAGGTATGCCCCGCTTCGCAACCTGTCCCATCGGTCCGTTGTCCTGTTCGAATCGACGATAGATCGCCTGCGTGACCATCTAGGGCGAGAGCCGGCCCTGGACGACCTGACAGACCTAGGCATGGCAAAGTTCCTCAGATGGCGTGCCACGACGCCACACAAGGGCAAGGTGCCGTCGCCGGCCAGCGTGGCGAAGGACAAGGCCCACCTAGCCTCTCTGGGAAATTACGCGTTCAAAAAAAAGCTGATCGAGCAGTGTGTGGAGTGGCCGCGGATTCGCGTGCCAATGAAACCACCTCGCGGCTACACGGTCGACGAACTGTCGGCGATCGTCAGGCAGGCCAGAGTGACCAGAGGCCATATCGGCCCAGTGCCTGCGCCGTGGTTCTGGCAGACACTTTTGGTCTGTGCCTGGGAGTCGGGCGAAAGGATCGGGTCTCTGCTGCGGCTGCGCTGGGAGGAGGTCGACCTCGAGCACCGGATGATCACGCTGCTGGGCCAGCACAGGAAGGACCACATCACGACCATCCACCGGCAAATCTCGCCGCAGTTGGTTGAGTGGCTGAAGATGCACCGCGGGCAGCCAGGGGACCATGTCTGGCCGTGGCTCGACAATCGGCACGAGAACTCCATCTTCCCCACTATACGGAGGATCTGCCGCCTGGCCGGCGTTAAGCCTCGCGGGTTCCATGCCATCCGCAAGGCCAGCGGCAGCTACGTCAGGGCAGGGGGCGGAGATGCCAGCGAGCACCTGGGCCACGCTAACCCGCGGACCACCAGAGACCACTATCTGGACCCGCGGATCGTGCGGCAGCAGTCTGCTCTGGATTTCCTGCCACCGCTCGACCTTGGGCCGCGGCAGCTGCCGCCAAAGGACGAGGGGCAGGAAGGCGACAAGCCAGCGGCCTGACCGGCAGACGGCGAGCGGCGCGGGGGAAAGGATAAGCCCGCGCCGCTCAAGCCGCCGCCCGGATCAAGTGTCCCGCTCTTCGCGGTGGAGCAGCAGTGCCAGCAGGCTGTACGAGGCCAAGTCGAATAAATTGTCCTCGAGCGACTCGTTCTCCAGCCGGCCGGTTGCGTTGTACGTAGCCAACCGCGTCACCTTGTCGCTCAGCCGCACCATGGCCGCCTTCCAGGACGGCATGCCGACGAACTTGGCACCGTTGCGGATGTTCGCCAGCGGGTCGGTGCCGCTCGGGCAGCCGTAGTCGGATGACTTCCTCCGGTGCATCTCTTTCAGGGCGTCGCACAGGTCGAAGAACTGCCGGCTCGTCGGGTGCACGTCGTCCTTCAGCAGCGAACTGCCGAGGAACCGCTGGCCCTCACAGCAAGACGAGGCCCGGCTGAGCAGTTCCGCAGCACACTCCTGGGCGGGCTGGCACCCGGCCAGGGCGGGCGGCCTATAGCCATGCAGCTTCGGGTCGGTTGGGTCTGTATTGCCAAGCCGCTCGCTCACGGCGGCCTTGATCGCGGCATTGGCCTCAAGAAACGCAGCAGTCATTTGGTGTCCTTTCGCAAATCACGGTCACAGAACAATGGATACGCTCGCGTCACCTCGTGCCGGCCATGGTCGATGATTGCCATGCCCTGGCATGGCCGCTCTGGTGAGGCGACCCGCTCAGCGTATGGGGAGTGTCCAATCACGCTCCCGTTCGCCACGTACCGCGCCCCACGCAGCCAGCCGAATGAGTGGTAGTGGCCAAAGATGGTCAAGTTGGCCTTGCGGCCCGCGTCCCACCGGGCGATGGCCTTGCTGGCCGGCAGGGCCAGACCGTAGACGCCACCAGCGAACCGAATGCTGTGACCATGGGTAGTGCGGACGAGAAAGCCGTCGAGGTCGACGTAGCCCAGGTGGCCCTCAGCGATCTTCCAGGCCACATTCTTGTTCTTCTCCTCGCGGGCCAGCGTGAAATACATCAGCTGTTCCCAGGAGTGGTCGAGCTCGGTGGCGATGCGGTTCTTCTCTGTGCTGCGGCCGTGGTTGCCGGCGTTTGTGCAGACGATCACCTGCTCGGCGTGCTTGGCCACGTTGTCGATCAGCCCACGTAGCCGTTCTGCGATCCACCTGGTGGCGTTCATGGGCGATAACTGCGCCACCTCGACGCAGTCCGGGTGGATGTGGCCGGTCAGGAAGTCACCGCCCAACCAGATGAGCACGCGGCGTATGTCGGCCTGGTTGCGTTCGTGGTGCAGGCACTCGATGAACCGCTCCTCGAGCTCGGCCAGCCGCAGTTGACATACGTCAAGAGAATAGTCGTTTTCGCCGTTCACGGTCTCGGGAAGTACACGCTCCTCGCAGTGCACGTCGGACAGCATTAGGATCGCCGTGGCGGCGTGCTTGGCCCGCTTCCTGCCCTTGACAGCCTTGGTCAAGGCCACCGGCTGCAAGCCCTTGAGCGACGAGATCGCGTCGGCTCGTTCCCGCTCCTTGTCGATCTGTGCCAGGGCGGCCTTATACCGATTTCGGTATGTGGCCAACTCGGACCGCAGCCGGGCGAGCTCGGCGTCGGCCTCCAGCTGGGCAGCGTGGCTCACATGCTCGGCCACGTCGTCGATCAGCTTCGCTTGTTTAACCACGCGATGACTCCCTGGACGCCAGCAGTATCCCATCCACGCTTCCGGCAGGATTCAATGACGGCACGGGCATACGCCTGCTTCTGGTGGGCCAGCGGATCGAACGCGGCCCGGACGGTCTCAAGCTCGGCCTGTGCGTCCGCCGGAAGCCGGTCGAACCAGGAGCAGAACCCTGGCGTCGAGTTGGTGACCTTGGAGAGCACCTCGTCCGCGAGCGATGTCTTCGCCATCAGTCCTCCATCCTTCGCCACCTGAGCGCCCACAGCACGCGGGCGATGTCGGCGGCCTGCTCGGTTACAGCTTCCTCAGAGAACGAAGGGTTGAGCGCGTGCAGCAGCTCGTGGATCAGTAGCTCGAGGCCGCTGCGGCCTTTGGCGTAGGCCCGCTCGTCAATCAGGATCTTCTCCTGCACCTCGGGATTCTTGGCGTCGGCAAGGTACGTCCAGCCAACGGCACCGCCTCGCAGCCTGGTGAACTTCACCGGCCACACCCTGCCCGCCAGCTTGAAGTGGTGCGTCTCGCCCATGCCTGCATCGTGGCAGGGGCGTCAAGTATCCACCCGGCCCCACTTGCCGGCAGGACAGGATTGGTCGGCCCACGATAATTTGCTGACGTACCCGGCCGCCCTCGACACCGGGCATCCGCACAGGGTGCAGGCGTCGTTTTGGAGGTGCTCGCACGTCAGGCAGATGTCGTGCCGCCGGATGATCTCCTCGTCGTCACACATGGGCATCCCGGCAGCGACGTGCTGTGCCGCTGCGGTGGCGAAGTTCTTCACCTTGGTGAGGAATGACGGGGCGTCGTGCCGGGCAAGGTCGGGTGGTGCTGGCGGCTCTGGTAGCCGAGAGACTCGCGGGTACGCAGGATGGTCAACGTCAATCGTCCAATCGTCGCCGTCCTGCGACACGACGCACGGCATCACCTCGTCGAGCGTGTAGCCACGCTCGACGCAACGGGCCTCAAGGTTGGAGCGATGGCAGGTGATCATGGGAGTGGGTTGCACTCCAAACAGGTGTAATGTCCTATCCCGGTTACGCTATTAGAGGTGCATCCAGAGTCGCAGTTTTGCAAAGGATTATTGCTCGGCCTCGCCGCAACCCATGTGCCGCCTAGCGCGTCGCACTGTGATTTTGTTTTGCCGCCTTCGCCGGATTGCGTGAACCCAAAAAAACAACACCGTCCTAGCTCTAAGCTTGTCCCGGCATTAGCGCACTCGCATGGATTATCGCTGCACACCGTCCCAACCCCCTTGAACACCTTCCCCGCCCCTTGGCACTGGCACTGCGGCTTGACGCTGCACGTCGTGCCTTCGCAGCACGCGCCCTCCTTGCACGCTTGCAGGCAGTCGGCTTCGGTGGTGTAGCCGCCTGATGCTGGCGTTTGTCCAGACAGGGGGCTCCCAGCTGGCGGCGTGCTTGACTGTAAGCAAGGCATATTCAAGCCTGATAGGCAAGTGACCAGGAAAAAGACGTGTTGGCGTCTGACAGTGATGCGGTCCCGGCTGCTGGCAATGTCGGGCATCCATACAAATCAGCGGCAGTCGTCGTCACCACACCAATCACGCCTTGACACGTTGTGTCATCGTATGAGTAGACAGACAGTATGTATGTGCTTGGAACACGCAATAAAGTGATGAAAATGCCGTGCTGGCTAAAAGGGCTCAATCCGGTCTGGCATTGCTTCGGTCCTCGGTCATATGAAAAACTCCATCTAGTGCACACACCAGCAACCGGCGAAAGCGTTCTAGTGCCAGCCAAAGGCGTTACTGGCGTCTGGCTTTGAGATGAATAGTTTGAAATAGTTAGCACAACTGGTGTCTGCGGACACGCAGGGCTGTAGCAATACCACCCACCGCAGCACCCGCAGTTCTCTGCGATCTTGCCGTCCTTGACGATCAGCGCGTTGTTTTTCGTGGCGAGTGTCATGTGCAGGCCGTGGTGCCGATAGAGATCTGGCTGGCGGACGCGGTTGAGGCCACCTGAATCCGAGCCCGCGTGAACACCAGGCCCGCCGTGCCAAGCGTCGCACCGATGATCACGTCGGTCATGGTGTGCTTGACGCCAACGAGATACCACGCCGTGCCATCCTTGGCGATGCTGCACGGCATCTCGCCCTGGCTGGGAAGGTCGTAGGTGATGTTCGTCGCACTGATCGTATTGGGAGTGCTCGTCACGCCGCGAAACGTGACAGTCTTGGCCGTGTTGATCGCCCACGCCCCGGTGAACGTACAGACGCGGAAGACCTTACCGGACGCAGCAGCACCTCGAGGCCCCCACTCCAGCGGCCCGATGTCGCGGTTCCCGGCCTCCACCTGGCGGACGACCTTGCCGATCCGCTCCGCTGCTGGCTTGGTGAACGTCACACGCTGCGTGCCAGCAGCTGCACCGTCGGGCTTCTTTGCCATAAGTCACCAATAGCTCAGGATCGCCCTGCCAATCGCCCACCGCATCGCAGCCGCCCCTGCGCGAGCCGATAGCACCAGCGCGGCGGCACCGGCTGTGGCGAGGGCGGCGAGGAAGAGGGGGAGGCGGATCATGCGTCAGGGAAAGCTGCCGTGGGTGGCGTGAAGTTGGCCGTGTAGCGGGCGACGCCCTTGGTGATCCTGAGTTCGTCTATGTAGCCATTGACCGAGTGATTTATGTCAGCAAAAGAGATGCCCACCGCCAACGTGCCGTCGCTAAAGTGTGTTGAGTTTGTCGTTGTCCCTACTGACTGCCCGCCTTGGTACAGAGTGATAGTTGAGCCACTTCGCACCAACGCAAAATGTGTCCACTGCGATGCAGTAAACGCGGAAGAACCCGTAATCGCAAAAGCATTGCTGGTAAACAATGTCATCTCACCTGAAGAGTTCGACGCAATCGCAAAACCTGCTGTAGATGGAACAGCCGAACGACAATCAAACCAAACATTGAAGCTCTTGTGAACAAGCACAAAAGCCCAGAACTCCACGGTAAAGTCTCCAGGAAAACGAGTAGCATCCGACGTTGCGCCAGACAGGTAGTCTCCGCTGCCGTCAAACAAAGCAGACACGCCGCCGAACTTGCTTTGAGCTGTTGACTGCGTTGCGTTGCCGTTTGCCGTGATCGTTTTTGGCGTGCCGCTGGAATCCGTGAATGTGCTGCCCGTGCCGTCCATGTGCATCAATAACGTCACGTTGCTGAAGTTGGGGTCGGCCGGCGTGGCAGTCGGCCATGTTCCTGCACGGCGCATCGCCTCAGCCTCACGCAATTTCCACATGCCGACGGCCGCAGAGTTGAACGCAGCAGCGTCGGGGACGCGATTAAATCCGATGTATCCGCCACGCTGCCTGCTCACGACAATTCCTTCCAATTGGCATCCACGACCAACCGATTCGCCGCGCTCGCCGTGACGTAGACCGACTCGGCCTCTGTGAGGTTGATTGGGTTATCCTTGCCGACGACGATCAGCGATGCCTTCGCGGGCACCGTGATCGTCGAAGCAATTGGGAATGCCGTGCCAGTGTTGGTCGCGGAGGCAAACCGTGTCACCGTCACATCGCAGGCGTTCGTGGCGTCGACGTTGGCGACAATGATCGAGTCGACCAGGAACACCTTACCGCTCGAGGCCGCGTTGGTGATCAACTGCGTAGCCGTGGTGGCAGTCAGCGACAGTTGCGCATTGGCCGCGTAAACGTTCGTGGCGGAGCCGAGATTTGGATTTGCCATGTGTTCAACTCAGTGCGAGGACAAGACCTAGAGATACGCCGCCACTGCCGCCACCAGCCGCAATCGTGATCGAGCTGCTGGCCGTGCTGACCGTGACACCAGCACCGCCGGCAATTGTGACAGTGCCAGTCAAACCGTTCACGCTAGTGAGCGTGTAGCCAGTGATGTCTGTTGTCGAGTGCGTGTGAGAAACGGGGGCAAACGTGAGCGGCACCCCGCTAAGTGCTGTATAGCCAATCGTCGGAATCCGTGCGATGTCGAGCGTCCCGCTCGTCACGTCGCCAGCGGAGTGTGTATGAGCCGCCGCAGCTGCCCCAACGTCTGCTGCCGTTGGCATTGCGTGAACATGATCTATACGGGCAGCATCTCCTGAAGATCCAGCAGCTGCGACACCCAGAGGCTGCGGCGTGGCAGATCCGACAACGATCCCTGACGTGCCGCCAGCAAACGCGACAGTAATGGACCCGGCGGCCGTGTCACGCGTTAGGGTCATGCCAGCGCCCTGGACTAGCACCGGATCGACCACGCCGTACCGGGTCGACCAGGTCGCTGCCGTGCCATCCGTGACCAGCGGGCCGGCCTTGCCGCCCTGTGAAGGCAGTGCCAGATAGCCGGCAATGTCGGCGGTGGAGTGCGTGTGGATCGACGCCGCGTAGTCGTGCGTGTGCGTTGCCGGCACAAACGAAACCGGGATGTTCTGCAACGCCGTGTAAGAAATGGCCGGGATGCGAGAGACATCGAACGTGCCGCTGGTCACATCGCTGGCCGCGTGACCATGGCTGCTGGCCGCGTAGTCGTGCGTGTGGCCGACCTGCGAGAACGAGGCCGTGAGCCCAGCCACGTCGGCCGTGCTGTGCGTGTGGGCCTGCGGTGCGAACGTCGTCGGCACGCCTGACAGCGCCGTGTAGCCGATGGTCGGGATGCGGGCGAGCTCAAGCACGCCGCTGGCAATCGCCGAGGCTTCGTGGGTGTGGCTGGCCGCCGCGAACGAGCTCGAGATGCCGGTGATGTCGGCTGTGCCGTGGGTGTGAGCCACGGGAGCGAACGTGGCAGGCACGTTCTGCAGGCTCGTGTACGAGCCACTGGTCGCAACGGAAGCCAGCCCGCTCACGT